GGGAGTATAATCGGCAGGCTCAAAGACGGCGTGGTGAGCGTCCGCGTCGCTGTCTGGTGATACGTCTGAGAGGTTTGAAGCGGAAAGAGCGGTTGTGTCAAATCGGTTTTCGGTGCCGTTCCAGACGGCGAACTGTCCGCCTGTCGGGCTGTCCTCTCTCGTGGCGACGACCTGTCGGTTCGCTACGGTAGACTCGTTCCCGACCACGAAACGATCTCTCGATTCGTCGAAGCCGAAGAAGAAGTCGCTCGCGTCTCCCCGGTCGACCTGCCACCCGGCGAAGCCTTCGGTCACGCCCGTTCCGGTTTCTCCGTCGTTGATGACGGCAAGGTTGTCCTGGATCTTGACCGTTTGGGCGTCCGTCGTGAACGTCGTGCCGCTTACTGTGAGGTCGCCCTGAACGGTCACGTCCGAGGAGAACGTCTCTGCGGCGTCTGTGCGGGCGACTGCGGAAGTGACGGTCAGCTCATCTGCCCCATCCGAGTCGGTGTTTTGAGCGGCGAGATACGGTCCCGCCAGAGACGCGGCGTTCACGTCTAGTTCGTTTGTGCCGTCCGAGTCTCGGTCGCCTAGGTTGAGGTGGTAGCCCGCCGCGAAGGTCGTGCCTCCACCGCCGCTGCCGCCACTTGGCGCCGACCCGAAGGCGGTCACGTCTTCCTCTGCGATAAGACTTGCAGCGACCTTCAAATTGCCGTTCTCGTCCTCAGAGAGAAGGTCAGTCCAGCTCGGCTTGCCCGCGAGCTCGTCCCAACTGGTGACACCCTCGACCGTTTGGGAGCCCACGAACGTCGTGCCACCGCTGCCCCCGCCTTCACCGCTGCCCTGTGGAGGGCGAGACAGGCGATAGGCGCGCTCTAGCCCGCTGACACCAAAGTCGGCAAGCTGCACAAGCTCTACGGTCGCGCGGGGTTCGGTATGCGCCGGCTCGTATCGGATGTGCTCCGTCGTATACAGCGTGCCGTCGATCTGATAGACGGTGTCCGGGCCGACGACGTCGCCGTTCGTCAGAAGCAGCTGATACCGCCGCTTGTCCAGCGTCTCCCGCTGCTGGACCATCATGGTCTCAGCGGTAAGCTCTTCCAGACCCTGACCCGTTGGAGGTTCGGACGATCCGTAAGCGCCCGCCTTCCAGTCGCCCGTGGGGGACGGGCCGCCGCGCAGCTTGAGGGCACGCGGGTGCTCTGGGGCGGGCCCGTCGCCCGTCTGGTGGCGGAGCTCGCGGTTGACGCCGTAGTGGTCGTCCAGCGCGATGTAGGAAATCTCGTTGGCGACCTCGCCGCCCACCAACACCTCCGCGCTGATGTTGTCGACGTAGAGTTTTTGAGAATTGGGGTTGGCATCAAAAACCAGCCGCGCCGTAAACGTCAATTCCCCAGTTACTGGCTCTGATGAAAAGAGGCCAACCTGAGAAGCTCGTACTGTAACACTTGTCCAGTCTGTCGGCGTGGCTGGGGCGGCAGGGAGCCGGCCAGAGGATAAAGCTTCCTTTGTGTCTTTCCATCCAAAATATTGAATGCGGGCTCCGCTTGGCACATCGTCGTCCAACGTTCCGCGCAAAATTGTATCTCCGCCAAACGTCGGTGTAGACGTGGTAAACGTGGTGGTCCCCCCTGAGTAAAACACTGTTAGCTCAGTGTCTCTCGGAATCACGAGAGTATTCGCAGCCCCAGCAACGCCATCAACAACCAGTCTTCCATCTTTGGCATCCGTAGCTGCTGCGCCTTGCTGGACGGTGGAGCGGAACTCCGCGAGCCAATACTCACCGACCTTGATTTCAAACTCGGCATCTAAGGTTGGAGGCTCAGTCCCGCCCATCGACCCACTATATGACCACTCAAATTGATAGCCGCCAGTGGCGCCGGCTGTCAAAAGTGGCGGGGTCGTCTGAGAAGCCTCAGGGAAGTCACCATTGATACTCGCTTTTACATCAACGCCAGCGTCATTCGTTCGGACGGTCGGCCCCGTTCGGATATAAAGTGCATATGTATCTTCTTGTAGCGGCTCTCGTCCCGTCTCCGCCGTAGAATGTTCTCTCGTCAGGACGTTCGTTTGGGTAATCTCATCCGTCCCTGGAAACGTGTACTCCGGCTCCGTTTCGCTCCAAAACGTCAGACCGTCCTCGAAGCTAGGGTTGCCGATGTAGTTCGTGAAATCTCCGATGTCGTACGTACTCGTTGCCGACCGCAGGCGCCCTACGCCCTCCGATGGGCGATCCGAGCGGTTGGAAATAGCGGGCAGCGGCGCCGTCAGGTCCTCGCTCACGGGCGAGGAAGACGCGGTAAACGCGTCCCTCCACGTCTTCGCGGTGCCATCAGATTGAATCCGGCTCCGCTGCCGGATCTTCCACCGGCCGCTCGTCAGGTAAAGCTGCAGGCCGAAGCGGTCTAGCAGGTCCTCTAGGACCGCACGCTGAGTTTTCCGCTCCGCATCCACGATCGGGATCTCCCCGTCGTCGGCGAGTTCCTGATAGAAATAGGTCTGCTCTAGTTCAAGCGGCTTGCTCAGGCTCGGGTCAAGCGGGCACAGATCGGCGTCCAGCGCGGGCTCTTGGTACGGATACCACTCCATCGTCACGTCGATGGGCAGGTCGTGCAGCCCAGCTGCCGGCCTCTGCCCGCCCCCGACAAGCGGATCTGTCATCGCCCGCCACAGCTTGCGGCGCGTGTCGCCTGGGCCTAAGTCCTGCGCCGGACGATTCTCTAGGAGGCGAAGCCCGTCGGTCGCCTCAATCTGAATGGTTTCGTAATCACGGTTGGGGTCCGCCTTGTACAGGTCCGTGACGACAAAGCCTTGCCACTCCAGCGAACCGCCACGCAAGACCTGCACGCGCCACTCCGTGTCCCCGCCGTCGAAAATCTCTCGGGTCTGGCTCCCCGCGGCGTCGCCGATGTATCGGATGCGCGCGTCGGAAATGAGCAGGGGCTCAGTAATGTCGTCTGTGCCGTCCCCGCCCTGTCCCCACGTAATCTCAATTGGAGACGGCGCTCCCGTGAGGCTTGTGACCGGGCCGCTGTATCCGCTTTGCTGGATGTTGACCCGGTAGGACTCGCCCTTGCTCAACCAGTCGATCCGGTACTTGGTTCCGTATGCCATTATCTGCTCGTTCGTCCTTTACGTCTCTGCGCGTTTTGGGTCTTCGTCACGCTGAGGGCTATGTCCCGGCCGTCTAGGCGCGTTTCCGTGACGCCGATACCCTGCAGGCTGGATGCCCCCGAAACAGCGCCAACGGCACCCCCGCCGCCGCCACCCCCGCGCCCAGGAACGCCAAGCAGCCCGCCAAAGATGGTGCCGAAGCCGCCTTTAAAGGCAGAAAGAATAGCCGCCGTCGTCACAGCAGAAATGAGCTTGGCGATCACCCGCTGTAACACCTGCAAGATGCTTTTCCCAATCTCTTTGAAGGCATCCCCCACGCTCTCCACCTCCGTTTGCAGCGTGAGGATCTGACCGACCGTCTGGCCCACGGCCTTTGTCGTGCTCAGAAATGCCTTCTCCCCGATGCGCTCAAAGGCGAGGGTCACGGCATTTGCCCGCCGCACGGCACGTGTGTACAACTTATCAATCAGCTCTCCGGTCCGCCTGGCGTCTTGGGCAAGCCCCGCAGGCAGCCCGCCACTACTGCCACCGCCACTCAGAGTGACGCTCTCGGGCTGGTACTCGTCGATGCGCGGCCGGTCGGGGATGCCGGAGCCATCTCCGCCCGCACCACCGCTCCCAAAGAGTGACCCGCCCAGCTCGGCGAGGGCTTCCCCGATCGTGCCGGCGGTGTCTACAACCTGCCTCTCGGTGTTGGCGAGGTCTCCGGTCAAGCCGTTGAAGAAGCCACGCACCGACGCCCGCGCCTCATCGGCGCCCCGCGAAAGGACCGTCCCGAAAAGGGAGTCGATGCCCTCGGTAAATTTCTGGAGCACGGCGAGGATTGTGTCAATCGCACGTCCGATTAGACGCACGACAGACTGAAGTGCGGTCTTGACAATGCTCACGACGTTATCCCAAGCGCCAGAGAAATCGCCCGTCAAGATGTTCAGGAGCAGCTCCGTTGCCTGCCCAATAATCTTGAAAGCAGCGGTCACGACCGTGACGACGTTGCCGAGCGCGTTCTTGATCGGCCCGCCGACGCCCTTGAAGGCGCCGACAAGCGCAGTTTGCACAGCAGAGGCGAGTTGCTTGATCTCATCACGGATCGGAAAGAGCGCCGCGCCCAGCGCCGTGAGATCAGCGGTCAGGCCCTCGCTACTGACCGAGGCGCCCTGCAGGGCCTGCTGGATTTCCGGCAGAAACGCGAGGGCAGTTTGCAGTGCAAGGATGATCCCCGCCGGCCCCAGAAGGGCACTTCCGACTGACCGGAGCGCCGCACCAAAGCCGCCCGCGGTGCGAGCAACGTCAGCGAAGCTCTCGGCAATAAAGCTCAAATTGTTGGCAGCACCGGCAATGCCGAACTTCGCGTCTTGGATCGCATCGCCGAAACTGGTAACAATGTTTGATGCCGAGCCCGACGTGCGGCTCACCTCCTCCTGCGCGTCGGACACCCTATCTAAGCTCTTCGCGGCTTTAGTCGCACCGCGCTCAACATCATCTGCCCCGCGCAAGCCGAGCTTGATAAGCAAGTTGCCAAGTGTCATCTCCCCAAGCGCTCTTTGATCTGGTCCAGCTTCTTCTGTTGCTCTTCCGGCGAGGCGGTCGCAGGCCGTCCCTGGATAATGCGCCGCGCCTCCCGCTCGCTGATCTCACTGCCAAACGCCTGAGCCGTCGTCACGAGGCGGATGCGCTCTTTGCGGCTGTACCCTTCGCTGATGTGTGATATTTCTGCCGGCGTCAGGTACAGCGCGCGGTCCACGTCAATGCCGACTGTGCCGAGCAGGAACGACTCGGCCTCAGTCATTTTCCCGATGAGTCGGCGGCTTTGCTGACCTCTTCCTTGACGTCGGACGTGAGCTGTCGGCTTTTGATCTTCTCAAACGCGGACTCCGCCTTTGCCATGTCGCCCAGCGAAAAGGCCATGCCGACCTCCTTCCTCGTCAGGTCTTCCTCAAAGGGGAGCATCCCGATCCAGATAAGATCGAGCATCTGCGAGGCGCCGGCATCCCCCCCCTCTACTTCCAGCTGGGAGATGTCGTATCCCTTCTCTTCGGCAAGCTTCAACCCCCATAGGCAAACGAGGATGCGGCGCTGCTTGCCGTTGATCTCCATGCGCACCTCGCGCGGATAGCGGTCTTTCATGGGCTCAGGGTCTGTTACGAAGTCTCTGCGATGGTGAGGGCGTCGGCGGCCGACAGCGTGCCGGATACCGTCACGCCGTCCTCGGCGCCCTCCACGGGAATCGTGATCTCGGTGCTGTTCGGGAAGACCGGGCCGGTGAACTCGATGTTGCCGGTCGTGTCCGTCGTAAAGAGGGCGGTCAGGCTTGCGGGACTGGACGCGAAAATGTTGGTGATGATCGTGTCGAGCCCGCTGCCGAGGTTGGCGCTAATCGTCTCGGTAATCGTCCCGTCCGAGGTCAGCGAGAACGTCGCCTCCGTCGCGTCGTCGGTCGGCGCGGACACGTCGATGTTGCTCACAATCCAGTCGGCCGAAAAGCTTGTATTTCCACCGGGCAGGGCGATCTCGATCTCTTCCCGCCCCGAGGTGGAGTCCCAGGCGTCCAAGAGCAGACGGCTGGCGTTGCCCGACGTATAGAAGGTGCTCGCGTCGACGTCGACCGTGATCTCCGCTTCCATGCGGATCACACTCGGCCGCCGCGCGACATACTGGCTGTGCGATGTGTTGGCGAACTCAATCGAGTCCCGCTCAATCGTCAGCGAGACCTCGCTGATGCGGTCGAGCGTCGCCGGCGTCCCCGAGGGGTCAATTGTCACCGTTGGGGAGAAGCCGCTGATCGCCTCGCTGTTCTCGAGGTACAGCGCGTCGTAGTCGATCGTCCAGTCCTTCAGGCCCGCAAGCGAGCGGGCGAACTTCGCCCCCGTCGCAACGGTCGGTGCCAACTCGGACGACTCCCGCTCGAGGGTGAGCGTGGCGTCGTCGCGGCCGCCGACCGTGTTGGTGTCGGCCTTCAGGAGAAAGTCTACGCCTACAGTTTCAGCCATAACTTAGCTCCGCGATACACGGAAGGTGATGGTGATTAGGTCGGTGTGAATGTCGGGCCCTCGCACGTCGCGCTGGATCGTCAGGGCGTGCCCGCTGAGGCTCGCGTCCAAGATCAAAAACGGCGGGTCAAGTTCAGGCAGGTCGGTCAAGTCAGTCAGGGCCGCCACGGCCGCCTCGCCGTTTTGCTTGGCAGTCGTCTCGTCGTGAGCATACGAGCGGATCGTTACCTCAACGTCGGTGTGCACACTGTTTGTGTTGCGCCCTGCCTCCCCCTCGTCGTCCTCGCCGATTTCTACGCCCGGAACGGGCGGGTCGGTTGAGACCGGCACAGACAGCGCCGCATCTAAGCGGCTCTTTACGGCCTTCTGTACGGCGAGCTTAGCAGGCTTCATGGGTCGATGCGTTTGAGCAGTTTCGGCAGCGTGCGCCGCAAAAGGGCCCGTGCTTGGTTGCGGGCCGGGCGCATGTACGGACGCTCCTTTTGCCCGACACGGCTGATCTTGCGCGCGATCAAGAAGGCCTTCTGCCTGTTTGCTTCTTCTTGGGTCTGCCCTTCATCCGGCGTCGCTGGCGCCTTGACCTCAACCCACCGATCCAGCGGCTCCGTCTTGCCAGTCACCGCCTCGACGGGCGGAAAGTGCGGCCGGGTGCCAAACTCAACGGCGAGGCTGTAGTCAAACCCGTCCTCCTCCGTCTCCGAGCCACCGGAGCCAATGACAGCGCTGAGGTCGTCCGCCGAGGCGTACTTGCGAACCGCCACGGAGGCGCGAAGGGCGCCGCTGATCCCGATGGCGCCCTTATTTGTCAGATTGCGCGTCGCGATCTTCTCGGCCTTGTCGGCCACCTCGTTGATCAGCTTCGCGGCCTGTCCCTTCGCCTCATCGGGAAAAGACCGAAGCGCCTCCCGAATCTCATCTCCTCCTTCGGACGAAATGTCGACGCTTACACCCATGTCAGGTCCGGGCTCTTGTGCAGGTCAGCTCCATGTACTCTTTGCTGCCGATCTCCCGGCGGCTGTGAATACGAAGCAGTTCGCCGCGGTAGCGCAGGTAGGCGTCCGATACGCCCGCTTGGTCGGCCTCGTAGTAACGCAGTCGTACCGTGGCGCGGGCAGTTTCTTCGGTTTGGCCCTGCCGAATGGCTTCACTGCCGGACTGCATCTGCACATCGGCCGACAGCGTCCGGCCATCGGTTAGCGCCTCCGTCTTCGTGCCGTATTCGTCGATCGACGCCGACGCGGTCACGACGGTTACACGTTCGTCCAATCGGTATCGGGGCATCAGTATGCTCGGAATCGGTCGTAAATCGACGGCTTCGGGATCCCACTGAATGTCGCCTCGCTCATCGTGCCCCGCCCGTCGTACCGGGCGTCGAGGTCGTCAAGCATCGCCACCTTCAGCGCTTGCGGAAGGCTCTGATAGCCTGCCTCGTAGGTCACGCGCAGCGCCTGCCCTTCGGCGGTCTCGTCCGTGTCCAGCACGAGAGAGCGCCCCTCTAAATGGTAGGCGCTAGCCGGCAGCGTCGTGGCCGTGCCGTCCGTAGCAACCCGCTCCACCGTTGACACCGTGCCAACGGGCGGAAATACGAGATCGCCGCGGCGAGCCCAATAGTCCCAGCGGGCAACGACCTGTCGGCGCGTCATCAGGCGCCGGGTCAGCTTTTCGGCCTGTTCGCGGACGGTACTGATCAGCATCTCCAATACGCGGACCTGGTCGGACGGAAGGTCGGTGATGCGCAGGTAGGCGAGGGCGTCCCGCACAGAGATCGGCTCCTCTGTCACATCGGCGACAGACTCCACCTGCAGGCCGCGCGGGGTGTCTTCGCCCCGGCCGCGCTCTGTGAGGCGGCTTGACATGTCCACGTAATTGTTCATTCGGGCACCTCGCAGCCTGCGTCTCTGACAGCGTCCTTGCCGCGCACCTTCTCCCCGCTGGGGAGCCGATACCACGGCCCGCCAAGCGCTTCGGCCGTTTTGACCTCTTGGCGCGGGTCCTGTACCTGCGTTTCCCGCGCCAGCCGATCATCTAGCCAGTCCGGTAGGGGTTCGCCCGCCTCGTATCTCTCGACACGGGACGGGCGGCCCAGCCGGTCACGCTCGACAATGATCACATCGGCATCAGCCATCACGCAATCTCCAGTCCGGTGACGGCTTCACCGAGCACGAGATCACCACCCACGCGGCCGCGGAAGTGATACTCAATCTTCCCCTGCTTCTTCGCGCTGTAGGGGTCGCGGATGACCTCCATCGCGAGGCGGTCAACGACGTAATAGGCGCGCTGGTAGTCACCGAACACGACAGGCGTATCACCCTGCCCAGCGTTGGCGGCTGTTACCAGATCCTCCATCTCAGTATAGGGGTAGCCCGAGATGTTGGCAGGCATGTCACCAGACAGCTGGGGATTCCAAATGTACTGCCCGTTTTCATTCGTGAGCGTCATGATGTGACGCAGAGCCTCACGGGTCAGCCCCCACTGGCCGTTGCGCCGGTACGTCTGCTTCAAGAAGGCCGGAAGCTGGCGCATTTCGTTGGCGCTAATCGCGCTCACGCCGTCCGTGCTGGTATCATTGGTCACTTCCGCCGAGAAGTCGCCGCTCGTAATCAGCCCCTGCGGCTCACCAGTACCAGAGCCCTGCAGGAACTTCTCGCCCTGGATGCGGCTCATCTCCGTGGACACGACCTCGCGGGCTTCCGCCTCCACGTCGAATACGCCGTCTTCCAGCATCTGCCGGGTCACAGGAAGGTTGACATAGAACTCGTGGGTATCGATGACAATCAAGTCATCTTCGCCACCGAAGTCCGCCGACGTGTCGTCGGTGCGGGTTCCCGTCTCGCTGACGAAGCCCGCGTTCGGCCGGCCCTGCAGCTTAGGAAACTCCGCCTCCTTGCGGTTGGTCTGCCGGACGCGCGCGACCTGCCGGAACGGCGAGATGTCAACGACATCCTTGATGATCTCTTGGACGAACTCAGCCGGAGCGAGACTGTCGCTCTGGTTGCCGGACGAGCCGACCGTCAAGTCCTTCTTCTCTGGAACGTCGGGCTGTGCCTTCGTCAGCGCCTCTCGCTCGTCGCTGGAAAGGTGCTGATCGCGCAGCCACTTGGTAAACGCCTTCGTGCCTTCCGACACGGATTCGTTCGGCTCAAACGTCTTGTCCTTGCGGTTGCGCTTCGTCTCCAGATCAGCCAGCCGCTCAGTCATCCGGTCGACCTTCTGCTCAATGTCGGCCGGGATGGATTCGGCTTTCTCGCGGACCTCGCTGAGCTCGTTGTCAACGGTGTCGCGAAGCTCGGAAACGGTATTCCGAAATTCCTTCAGCTCGTTCTCATTCAGTGCCATGGGTAGATCGGATGCTTTGTGTAAGGGACCGAAGTTCGTGGATCACCTCTTCTGCATCCGAGTCGCCGTCGGGCTCAGTGCCCCCAGCGGAGTCGGCGCTGCGCTCGTCGTCGAGTGCCTTCCGCAGAGTAGCCTGTAGAGCCGGGTCTTCGGTCAGCAGTGACGCGACGCGCTTCGCGAGGGTGTGCATGGCGCTATCGTCATCAAGGAAGCCCTTGATGCCCTGAACCTGCGCCTCGGGGTTCATGGGGATTTGCGTAACGGTAAACTCGTAGTTCTTGACCTCCTTCAGGAGCCGTGCCCCTTTCTCGTCGTCGAAGTCGTCCTTCATCACTTCGTACCCGAACGACATGCCGAGCGAAAGGTCGTGCTTTTCGGCGTGCCGGATGTGCGAGGCGACCTCACGCCCCGCCTGGGTGTCGGTGTTGACGTGCCCCTCCACCTTCACGCCTCGACTGTCTTCCTTCGCGTATGCGACGCCGAGGCGGCTTTTGAGAGCCATGTCGTGGTCGGCCACAAGCGGAAACTTGCCGTCGTTGTGGTCGATGGTCCGCTTAAATGCTCCCTTTTGCAGGATGTCGCCGCCGCGATCCTTGTTGCCGAACACGGCGCCGTACGCATCAAACACAAACTCGCCCGTTTCGTCATCCCGTTTAACCGCGAAGTCCTTCGTCTCAAATGACATCGTCCGCCGCTCTCCAACCGCGCTTTTCGTCGCCGGCGACTTCGCCTTCACCTCGTCCTCCGTCGCTGTTGACAGCGTCCCCGGCCGGTGCAAAACCGTCTCGCCGCGCCCCTCAATCTCTCCGTTAACCCGGTCAACGAGCTCGACCCGAACGGCTGGGTTGTCTTCGCTGGCCTCCATCGGCTCGTCCCGCAGCGAGGACTCCAAGCTGCCTTCTGTGGCGATGGCATCCACACGCCCGTAGGCAGTGCCCCCCGACGAGTCCCACTGCACGAGGTCGCCTTCGCCCAGGTCACTAACATCAGCCTTGCTGAGCAGGTGATCCAGCCGATCGAAGGCGTCCATTTTGGGCAAGTCGTTTTTTTCGTTAATGCGGTACGCATCAAATACAAAAGGGCGGCCCGGCCGTGAAGCCGAGCCGCCCGAGTCTGCTCGTGCGGGGCGCCGTGCCGTGGCGCTACGCGTCAAATGTCTGCCGACCGCAAAACACCGTAGCGGCCCGATTAAACCGCTTCGTCGCGGCGCCCCAGCCGCTTCCGTAGGCGATTTCAATACCACAAGGGTCCGATTAAACCTCCCGTATCGCTTCAACGTCGGCGTCGGGATCGTATTTCAATACCACAAGGGTCCGATTAAACCCTGCGGTCGGCAAGAGCACCCTGCCACACGTGTCACCGCGTGCAGAATGTTGTACTGTGTTAATGCCGCTCCTCTGAGGATGTTTCGGCGTCAGTGCCCGTGAATGCGCGGGACGACGTGCAAATTTTGCCACCCCGTCACCTTGCCCTCCTCATTGACGTAGACGTATCCGCGCTGTGCAGCAGACGCGATGGACACGTAGACGTACTGCACCGTCGCGCCGCTCTCGTACACATTCGTGTTGATGCGGTCCGGTGAGCCGAGCGCGCCCTGGATGTGCTGTTCAGGCATGCCCCGATAGACCCGGCCCTGAGCGACGGCGACGCTATCCTGTCCAGTCAGCCCGTGGTCTTGGATGTACTCCATACGGGCCTTGTCGTCCATCACGCCGAACATCGACTGGCGCATCGACGAGCAGGCAGTGATGGCGAGAGAAAGAGCGAGAAGGGCAGACAGTACAAAGCGGGTCATGGCTACGAGGCCTTTTGTGGGTCGCTGGTGTGGATGTACTTGACGCAAAAATCCCCGTGCTTGTTACGATACAGGCGCGCCTCCTTTCCGTCAAGGACCTGGCGCACGGCCTCAATCGCCAACCCCACCTGCTCAGCACTCGGCTCCGGCAGGCGATCGGGATGTGCCTTGGGGGCAGGGTCACTCATAGCAGCTCACTGATCAGAGAGTCTTTCGGCTCGTAGGTCTCTACGCACCGGCACTGGATGCGCAGGGCGGCCGGCAACTGCGGGTCGGCCGGGTACATCGCCGGAGAGCCGTTCACGTCGTACGGCTCGTCTAGGTCTCGCGTCTGCCCGTCCGTGTCTTCGTGGGCAGCGCGGACGCGGCTGTCGGCCGAATCCACCCACTCCTTCTCCATCGGCCGCTTCGTGCTTTTGGCGCCCTGCTGGGACGCTTGGTTGGACGCGGTGATCACCTCTGTCCGTGCAATGACGCGGGCCCGCCGCCGGTTAATCGCCCCCATCTGCTCTTCGATGCGCCGGGCCATGCGCTCTGAGCCGACACCTTCCTCGGCACCCTGCCGGATGATTTCGACGATGTCCCGGCGGACCGTGTCCGTGATCTGCCGGATTTCGGCACCCGCTTCCTCGCTGCCGAGCCACTGCTCAACGGCGGCAAACCACTCGTCGACGGGGTCGGCCTTGACGCTCTTGTGCTGCTCAAAGGCGGCCTGGGCAAACCGCTGCCCCACCGTGCGGAACGTCTCCCGCAAGTAGGACCGGACCGGCCCGCGGGCATCCTCCCGGCCAAGCCTCGACGTGACCGCCCCCTCCATGAGCCGCACCACCTGCGTTGACTCTACCGTGTCTAGTGCGGGCTGCATCACCGCCTCCCGCATCTGCCGCGCCTTGCGGCTGAACGGGCCATAGAAGGGCTGCCGGCGCGCCTCAACGTTCTTCCAGAAGCGCGTCCGCACATCGTCGGCCTTACTACCTAGCTCGACGAGGCTCTGTACGTTGTGGACGGGGCACGCCATGCTATTCGGGCTGTCCGTTGGAGGAGACCATTGCTGCGGCAAGCGGCATCGACTGCGATGGCACGAGCAGCACATCCCCGCCATCGCGTGGCTCCATGCCTTGCCGTTCGCGATACTCGTTGATCGTAATGGCGCCGGCCTGCAGGGCTTCCAAGTCCGTCTTCCGCTTCTGCTCAGGGTCGGTCTGCAGGGCCGGGATGCCGGACGGATCGAAGCCGAAGTGTAGGTCGTCGCCGAAGTCAAACTGATCCCCGAGCCAGTGCGTGAGCTCTCCGCAGATGAGGTTGCCAAGCGGCATGATGTGCTCAGTGTACAGCGCTTCCCGTGCTTCGCTGACGTTGTTGTAGACCTTGTTTTCGGGGTCGCCCAAGAGCTCGGGCGCCGGCCCCATCGCCACGGCAATCTCTCGGCCCGACTGCTGAATCAGATCTAGTAGCGACATCTCGTCCGGCGCCATCCCGAGGCGTTCAAAGTCAGAGTTTTCCATGCTGTCGTACACCTGCGGCCGGGTCACACCGCTGTCGCGCATCCGGGTGAAGGCGTCCCGAAGCCGCTGGGCGAACGACTCCCCGAACCTGTCCTTCTGTTCATCCGTCATGACGCCCTCGGTCGTCAGCATGTACGGCGGGACGCCCATGCTTTTGAGCAGGCTGTGAGCGTAGCGCCGGCCGTAGTTGCTGACGTCGGCCGCTCGGGCCGCTGCTTGGATCACCGACTGCCCTTGCAGCGGGTTCTCCGGGTCGATCAGACGCACCATGTGCATCTCGTCCGGCTGCCACGTCTCCTGCGCTTCGTCTGACCGATACCGCTGAATGTAGCCGTCGGCAGAGCGGTCAAAAATGGGACGGATGTCGTCCGGTTCGGGGACGTACAGCTCTCTCGGCGCCCCCCCGTCGGGCCCGATGGCCTCGAAGTACGCCCGCCCGCTAATGAGGAGGCGGGTCGCAACCTCCTCCATGTACGATGCCTTGCCCTGCAGCGGGTTGGGACGACTGAGGAGCCGAGCGGCGGGGTGCTCCTCCCGACGCTGCATGTCTTCACGCCCCTCATACACGCCGATGTCCAGCGAGGCGACCCCCTGCGCCATGAGCTTCACCGCCCGGTAGACGTAGGGGTTTTCCTTATACCCCTCGCGGATGTAGTCCAGCGTCGACTCGTCTTCGAGCCGAGCGCCGAAAAAATCCATTTCAGTCCACGATCGGGACTTGGCACTGTCGCCCCGACTGTCAGGCGAAAAGATGCGGTCGATCAAACCCATAGGCTCAGTATACGATTCCAGGTGTCGTTGCAGTGTCCTGCAGCATCAGCTCGGTGAGCGCCCACACGAGGGCATCGAGCCGGTCGGGGCTGTCGCTGCTCTCGGCCGGGTCCCACGTCGTCATCTGATCTTCGAGCTCGTCGAAGCGCCCTACGTGGTGCACCTTGCCCTGCTCGTAGAGGGCCGCCACGGGTTCGGCTCGCTGTTGCTTGCCGCGGCTGGCGTTGATGACCGACACGGGGAGGTTGGCGTCGGCGGTGCGTAGCGTGGACTCCACCATGTCGCCGCCGAAGTTTTTCTCGGCGACTACGCGGTCCGCCTTGTGCCGGCGCACGGCCGATGCGACCGCTTCGGCCCACGTGTTCGGGCTCCCCCGGAGTGACGCGTCTTCCAGTACGTACCCGTCGCCGTCGACGGACAGCCCGCACACGACGATGCCGACCTCGTCGGGGCCACCGCCGGCCGGGTCAACGCCGACGACGATGCGTTGCAGGTCGGCGTGGTCCTCGGCACGTGTGCCATTGATCAGGTCCCACGTCCACAGGGCGCCCTCCACCTCGTCTAAAAACTCAGCTTCGACCTCCTGCTGATGCTTGCGGCGCGTCATGTCCCGCTCCATCGCCTCGATCTCCCCCTTGGGAATGTGCGGGTTCGTCCAGGTTGGCATCCGCCACGCCATCCACTCGCTCCGCGTGTCGCCGGCGCCCCATTGGTAGAGTTCGTAAAACGCGTTCTTGCCCTTGGGTGTGGACAGAAACCACGCGCCGCCCTCATAATCGGCAAGGGTCGGCCGGATCGCCTCCTGCCAGCCCGTTTCAATAAAGTCGCTCTGCTGCTTGGCGATGATGCCCGCCTCGTCGATGATCGCGCGCTGGTAGGCTCGGGACTGGCCGGGCTCGTCGTCGTTGGCGAACGACCACACCTCAAACGTCCCGCCGGTCTGAAACTCCATGCGGCGCTCTTGGGCGTTGCTCATGGTCACGATCGGCGAGAGCACTCGGTCGACCGTTCGCCACACCTCCTGCACGTACTTGTAGGAAGGCGCAAACCAACCGACCGGCCACCCCTCCAGAATGCCGTTCACGGCACGATCTACGCCCCACGTCGTCTTGCCCCAGCGGCGGCCGCAGGCGACGACGTTGAAACGACGCGATTCAGCACGGACCTTCTGTTGCCCGGCGTGCGGGCTCGGGAGCTCAATCTGAACATCGGCCGTTGCGGGCATCTACTCGTCGGTGTAGACCACTTCGATTCGCGTTGTGCCGTCCTGCTGCACCTTCTCGACATTGCTGTACTCCCCGCCAGCATCCTCGGCCGCCTGCTTCAAGGCCTTCATGCGCGTCTCGGGGTCGACGTCGTCATCTTCGGCGATCTGCTGGTACTGTCGGAGGCGCCACATCTTCTGCGCGATCGCAACGCGCCTCTCGTTTTCCAGGTACTCATCACGGGTCTTCTCAAACTCCTTCACCCACCGCTCGCCAGTGCGGTCGCACCGTGTGGGGTCGTAGTGGCGAACCTGCTGGCGCCCAATGTCCTTCTCAAACGCCTCAGACGCCCATTCTGCCACTTCCGAGGGCGACTCGTACCGAGCGAGGCGCTGGACGATTTGTAGGCGTTCTGTATCGTTGAGGCTAGCCATGCCGAAAGATGACGTTGGAATCTACACAGGGTCGGGCTCGGGATGCCAGTCGCTGCTGTGCTCGGCTACCTTGTCGGGCGGGCACTCGCTCCGCACCTGCTCCCGCACGTCCTTGGGCGGGGCGGCGACGTAGTACATACCCGCAAGGTCGCCCTGCTCAATCTGGCGCGGGTCGCTCCAATGCGTCGTGCCGCCTTCGGGCCACCCCTTCGCC